GGGCGCGCATGGGCATGTAGGTGCCGTTGATCGAGGTGCCACCGCCGTTCTGTGTGAAAGCCTTAGTAAATCTTTCGTCGGTTTTAAATACGCGTTTCCAGAGGTCTAAATTGTCTTCCCCGATGATTGGTTTTCCGACAGCCTGTACAACATCTTCAGCGTTAGGCAGGCTTTCAGCGTGAGCGATTTGTTTTGCCAACCGCTCGGAATCATCAGCCAGTTTTTCTGCCTTTACGCTTAACTTCTCTTCTGGCTCTGCACTTTCACCAGATGCATATACGCCATAGCCCATATCGTTGAGCTTCTCACGCGCCTGTTTGGCCTGGGTATCGGTTACAACCGACGGCGGCACTTCCTCTTTTTCGCCCACGTTTGAGGCGGTATTTTGCGTCGCCTCTGGTTGTTTAACGGATCCTGTCTCGGTTTCCTCAAAGCGGCCGTTGGCCGCCAGCCATGAATCGATATGGCGGCGCAGGCTGTCAGGGAAATGGTAGGTATCTTTCGCCGGTACGTTTTGTACCACACCGAAGATGCTGGCGCGGTCGTATTTGAGTATCTGCGGCGTGGTGTGCAGCGATGCTGACCAGCGTTTAAAATCTTCCCGGTCATCGGAAATCATCTTCTTAGCGTCCAGAAGGTTTCCGGATAGTACCGGCGCATCAGGCGCCAGCGGGAGAAGGGCGGTAGCGATCTCCTGATCCAGCGTTGCATAAGTGTGTTTATACCCGCGCTTAGAAATTACCACGGGTGTTTTATCATCGGTGCTGGTGCTGAGAGCGGTATTTTTATATACGCCGGGGGCCAGTTCGTCGCGCTTGCCCGGATTCTCAAGCCAGCGTTTAACGAACTGAGAGATAGCCGCTTTGCCTGGCGTCTGGTTTTCAAAGTGGGAGAAAATACCCTGAATAAGATTATTCAGACCTTCCACATGCATGCTTTGAACCGGGAAGTTATTTTGCAGGGCGCACAGCACATTAAAGTTAAAGCGATCTTCCTCTTCAAATTCCCCATCGTGGTTTTTCAGGTTATCCAGATAATCCACAACCTGAGAATAAAGATGGCCATCAATCGCCGCGGTGCTAAAAAGCAGGACGGCAGCAAAGCGTTCCTCTGCGGAAACGGTCATCAGGTCGATTACTTCATCGTCGGCAGGCAAACCTGCACTGCTTCCGGAAGCGCTATCCTGCGCAGTAGAAACCCATTTTTCACCGTCAAAAGTATGCTGCTGGGCGAATGACTCATCGAACTGGCCAACGGTCGGCAGCGGCTGGCCTTCAATGTGTTCCCACAGTTTTGGTTTGAAATAGTTGTCACCATTGGCCGGGTATGATTCCCAGAGTTTGCCAGTCATGATGCTTTCGGCCACTTTTTTGTTTGGCGCATCGATGGCGATCGCCAGCTGCACGGCGCCGCAGTCTTTAATCGCCGATTTCTTTGGCTCAAATAAGCCGTTGTAGATGGTCATTGGTCTTTCCTCTTGGTTTCTGGCGCAGGTCACGCGCCGGTTAATTAAAACGGTACGTCGCTTTCTTCAATCGGAGAGTGATCGATGCACAGCAGCTGCTGAATCTGGTCTTCAATAACACCCAGCTCCTTCTTTGCTTCGGCAGAGATTTTCTCTTTCTTCGCGCGAAGGGCATTAACCTGCATACCAATAATGTCGATTGGCTCTAAAGCCGGAATGGGAACCTCTACCGTTTTGGTAATAACGAGGACATACAGATCAGGGTATTGCTGTGACATGTCACAGGTGAATGAGTGATAAGACGTTGGTAGATATGGGTTCGTTGTGGCCATAACGTAAACAGTTACGGGGATGGTAAGCGCTTCCATAGCGACTCCTTGTTGATGTATACTCAGAGCCGATCAGTGTTGACTCTGTCGGCATTGGTCTTTCCTCATCACAAGCTTGGTCGCTTGTGATAAGTCCGAATGGTTTGGTCACCGTTCGGGGTAACTGGCCCGCCTTGTGCGGGCCTTTTGCCATCTAAAGGTTGCCGGTCTTTCCCGGCTGTCAGGGCTGGTCATGCCCGTTGGTCATTGGTCTTTCCTCCCGGTCTTTCCCGGCGCCAGAGCTGGTCAGGCTCACTGGTCTTTCCTCACAGGGTCCCTCTTTTCGAGGGCTTCAGTTTTCACTGAAGGGTCGCATAAATCGTTACTGTGTTAAAAAAATGCCCGGGGCGCCCGGGCCAAGACTACACACAGCAATGGATGTTCGTTGCGGTCTTTCCCGCATGTCATCGTACTGTCGGCGACCCGAAGAATTCGTGCCCGTCTTTCCGGACTGTCAGAACTGTTTCTGAACAACTGCCGCGTGGTTAGTGCGTCGTTGATGTGGTAGATATTAGTTATGCGTATATTTGTGGTCAAGATAAAAATAATCGTAATGCGAATATTTTTTGTATGCCATTGATAAAAAAGGATAAAAAAAATCCCGACGATGCGGGATTACTTTGGAGGGGGATTTATTGTTTTCTTGTGGCTAGAAGTTCTTCAAAAAGGCGGTCGAATCCACTAACTTTATCTTTTAATTCAGATAGATGCCTTTCTTTTTCGCTCAGAGGAAGTCTTTCGTACAGTTCTACTAATTGTGCCTCTTCTGGTTTCAGAAGTCGCCAGCCAGCAGCTGAATAATCTTGAACGTGGGATCCTGATTTCCTGACATAATTCATTAGTTCAGCGAGGTCTGGCCTAATGTCCTCAGGTTTTACGCCCAGAAGAGCTGAAAATTTTAATGTCGCATCTGTGTTTAGTGGAATGCTGCCATTCAAATACTGACTAACAGTAGCCTGCGTGCTAAAGCCGAGAGCGTCTGCCGCCTTTTCCTGAGTGAGACGTAAAGTTACTTTTTTCTCGTTCCATATGTCACGCAGCCTTTGGGCTGCATCAGCTTCAGCTGCATCAAGCGTTTTCTTTCTCATGGTGCCCATATTATTCGTAAAATTAATTTCCTCCCAATCGTGTAACTATTGACACTTCTATATTCGTGATACTAATATTCATGTGTCACATACATTCTAGGAGGACAAATGGATCTTAAAACCTATCTAAAGACCTCTGGCGTTCGCCAGCAGGATTTCGCTCAAGTGGTTGGCGAGACGCAGGGCTATGTCAGTCGCGTTGCATCAGGAAAATGCCTACTTGGTGCTGCAACTGCATTGAAATGGGCCGCTGCAACTGGCTATCAAGTAACACCGCATGATCTACTCCCCAATATTTACCGAAAACCAACTGACGGACTTCCGGAACAGAATGCAGCTTAACAATCTGCGTTATCGAAATCTGATTACGCTTAATCAATTTTCAGCGACAGGAGACGCTCGAAGTGGAATACCTCGAAGAACTTAAACGAGAGATCTTTAACTGGGCAGCGGAAAGCGGGCAGGAGCTGGTTGCTATCGAGATAAGCCGCATGTGGTTTCGTCTTGGTGGTAATACCGGTTCGCTGAAGCTGCACCAGATCGAAGATGCAGATGGAAACGCCGACTGGCGGGCAATCAACAATAACCGCCAACAAATTTTTCGTTGGTTGCGAGGCGAGACCAAAGCCGCGAGAGCCAAAACTATGGCGCTGGTCAAAGCGATGGAAGCGGCGCTGCCGGCAGAACGTTACGCGCGCTTGGGTATGTCCACCCAGTATTTAATTTGTGTGGCCATTCGTGAGTTTGCCGCGGCGATTATCGCGTTGTTACTCGACGCCAGAGATGGGCCGCAGCAAGTCGCCAGAGCATTGCAAGCTATGCGAGAAACACAACGCCTGACCAGCGTTTAACCTGTACCGAGGAAAGACCAATGAGAACACAAGACCGCATCACCTGGCGGAATGGGTTTCGCCGGAACGGGGTACAAGTCCCGATGTAAGATATCGAATCGATTTTCGAAGAGCGTCGCGCTACTGCGCTGACAATCTGGGAACGCTATGAACTGCGCAAGGCAGATCTGCAGGAAGCGGGACTCACCCAGAAAGAATACGAAATCGCCTGCCGTCAGCTGGCTGACTCGCTGGGGATCTGACTATGAGTATGACGCTTATGGCCAAAGCAATGGCAATCAAGACCGGAAACCCGATTCGAAAACTGGTGCTGATCAAACTGGCTGATAACGCCAATGATTCCGGCGAATGCTGGCCGTCTTACAAACATATTGCGGATCACTGCGAGTGCAGCAAAAGCGCGGTGCGTGACCATATCGATGCGTTAATTTCTATGGGCCTTCTGGTGAAAGAAAACCGCCCGGGCGTAAAAAACGGGAAGGGTAACGCGTCGAATTTGTACTGCATGAAACTTGATAACCCTATGCCGCCAAAAAGCATAGCCCCTATGCCGTCAAAAATCACAGGTATGCCGCCAAAAAGCATAGCCCCTATGCCGTGTGGCGGCACCAGAACCAGTCACTCTTTTGAACCAGTCATAGAACCTATAGATCCCCCTAACCCCCAGACGGGGGAAGGCGATGAAAAAATTAATTCTGATGCTAAAAAAGCGCTGGAATTTTACAACGAGCAAACCGGTACCCGCTGCCGTGACCTGAAACCGTTTGTGATGATGCTGACGCCGACCACCACCCGGGAAGGATACACCCTGGACGAATTGCAGTTAGTTATCCGCTGGGTGCTGGCCACATGGCGCCGCCGTGGCGATAGCCTGCCGAAGCCAGCGAACATCTGCCGGGTAAACCGCTTTGATGGTTATCTCGCTGACGCTGAAGCATGGGCGGTGACCGAAACCGATATTGATCCGGAAGCCGTTATGAACGGCTACAACGAAATTTTTGCTGACGTTCTGCCTGCTGCTGAACTGGACACCGCCCGCCGCCGGATGATCACCCGACTTGCCGCCCACATGAAAAACAAAACCACGGGCGCATTTCTGGGTTATTTCGAAAAATTCCGCGCTGACGCCGCCGATTTTTACTTTGGTGAAAATGGCGGATGGCGCGCCAGTTTTGACTATCTGATGAAACCAGAGACATTGCGTAAGACCAGGGAGGGCGCTTTATGATGCAGATGATGTATTCCACTCAGGAACTGGAATGTCTGGTTCTTGGCTGTCTGATGAACGGCGGCGCCACGCCTGATGCCTTTGATGTGATTGCCAGCACGCCGAGCGAGGCTTTCAGCGTCGCATACTACAGGCAGATTTACGGTGTGATCAAAGCGCAGGCCTTGAGCGGCGGCTTAATTGACATGATGTACATTAGCGAGGCCATCGGCGGACAGGGGACGCTGGCCAATCTCGCCGATATTTGCAAATTCCCAACATCGATCGTCAACCTCAAAGGCTACGCAAAAAAAATGGTAAAGGCCTGGCGAAGCCGAACCATAGCGCAATTACTTCAGGATGGTGCGGATGGTATTCGTGATGCGATAAACCAGGAACAGCGCGATCAGGTTGTCGAAACTGCCGTGGCGCAGCTGCTGGACATGACTGGCGACACTGGCGACGTACAGCCGGTACACATGAGCGAATTATTGCCGGTGTACATGGAAACCATGCAGAAGCGCATGGACGGTGAAGAGGGTACCCGCAACCTGAAAACCGGGATCGAGGAACTGGATGATGCAACTGGCGGAATCAACTTGCAGGATTTGATTGTCGTCGCCGGGCGTCCGGGCATGGGAAAAACAGAATTCGCTCTGAAGATTGTCGATGGTGTTACCGCTGCCGGCGGTGGTGCGTTGATATTCAGCATGGAAATGGCCGCTGCGCAAATCGTAGAACGCTCTCTGGCGGGTTCTGGCAACATGTCAGTGTCACGCCTGCGTAATCCCCTCGATATGCAGGACGAGGACTGGGCGCGCTTTACCGCGGCCATGGAGACCATGAACGGGCGCGATATCTGGATCGTTGACGCTACCGATCTGACGATTGAGCAAATCCGCGCCGTTGCCGAAACGCATAAGCGCCGGTATCCGCATCTGGCAATGATCGTTGTCGATTACCTTGGCCTGATTAAAAAACCGCGGGCAGAGCGTAACGACCTGGCGATCGCCC